ATAGTTTTCGGCAACTAGCATGTTTGCGGGCGGTGCATGGTCAGGATTGGGATCCCAAGCAATGCACACTGTGCCCCTGTCCATCGTGTTGTCGCGGGTCATATCTTATTTGAAAGGACCTAAAACGGTAATAGTTGTAGCCATTGGCCTCAATGCTTAGCCACGGGAACGTTGAACTCAAGCCAGGATTAATGGCAAGAGTGTTCACTGTGAATGCGCTGGTGCCCATTATCTGGGCAACGCACTCTTTGTGAGTGACAATGTTTGGTGGGGCTTTGCGGCCATTTGATTTGATAGCTGTGCCATACGCGGCAGGCGCGGATGTTCGTGTCATGGTCTGCTTTGCGCCAGTACCTTGACGATTGTTACTTCTACTTTTCCTTGTAGCTTGTCCACTCTTTGGTGGTGCCAGCGCTGTCCCCAAGGATTTAAGGATAGGCTGGAGCGGGTTCGTTTGTTTAGTACTCATACCCCATGGGAGTGTCGTGAGTGTATGTCCACTCTGCGACATTGCACACTTGGGTTGCAAGTTTGGGTTCACCAAATTCACATTCCCAGTGGCCTAGACTCTCCTCCCACAAGATCTGGGTCGATATATCTATGCCGTAAGCACGCTGAAAACTTATCCGTGATTCTGCGGTGATCTCGAGCGGCACCATGCCTTTTCTCTTGATCTCATCCCAAGAACTCATGGCGAGTGCTCGGCCGATGACTGCTTCTCGCAGTTCGGAATCACATAAGTCGGGGTTTTGTGAAGAATTGCGCCATAACGCCATTGCCATGGCTTGCAAAAGTGGGACGCCCCTATTCTGGGACATCTCACACAGTGCGAGCGAGGCCATGTAGTTCTTTTGGCGATGCAGTTGCCATTTCTTACTCACCAATATGGTTCGTAGCACGCGTAGAGGATCCCTAACCATCTTCCAGGTGTCACCTGAAATTTGGATGGGTCTGGTTTGACACCAGAATATTTCCTCAGGGCGGTGAGCCACTTCTTCCATTTTCATCTCCATACCGAATTGTAGGTAATGAAATGCTAGGATTGAGTTTAGACTGACAAGGTGTTCCTCCGATATGAATATTAGAGCATCATCTCCATCAACGAGCAGGTCCATTGGCACGTCCATACGTTTTGCCAGGGATTTGAACATGATGTAAGAGATAACACAGTTCCCTAGTCCGGTGTTCATGTCTCCGGACATCCTCCCGCCCTCAAGTTCATATTTAAAACCTGATCGGG